GCTTCTCAAGTAAGTTCCAAACTGGAACGAGGGCATGTCTAAACAACACACCGATAACATCGCGAACAGGTGCGCGTGGTTTAACGATCTTCTCGCAGCCGTGTTTGTAAGCTGTGTTAAGATTCTTTCGTCCGTGCGTCTAGGCAAGGATAACAAGAAGATTTCACTCAAGCTTCCAACGAACGAAACGTTCATTCAGACCTGTTACAATAACGTCGCGAAGGAACTTTACAAGGATCCATACGTGTTTTCCGAAAGCCAAAATGAGTACGAGAGAGACGAGAAGTTGTACGAACGTTTCTCTATCGCCATCGAAGCGTCTGTCCGTGAACTGATTCCGGTACAACAAATTCTTCAAACGTACATGTCACAAGAAAACAAGGACATCGATCTTGGTGGTGAAATGGAAGACACCGAAGACCCAGATTTCGCAGATGAAATGCCTGAACCTGAACCCGAACCCGTGAGTGAACCAATGGATGAACCCATGACCGAAGCAGAAGGCGAAACCAGTGGTGAACCAGAAGCGGCGGCCGAAGATTCCTTCCCACCACAGCAACAAGAAGAACCAGAAACTTCTCCATTCGATAACGAGTTCAAGACCATTTCCACGGCCGATAAACCCATGGCCCCACAACAGGAGGAAGAAGAGGATGACGATGTATTGTTCCCAGACGCATCCGAAACCCGTGCAAAAAAAGTTGGTTACTATTAAATGGAATTCGAAGATTACCTTAGAGATCCAGCTTGGGCCGCCATCATCGCGGGTGTCATCACGGCGGGCTACGTCCACGTCAAGGCGAAGCTCAATAACGAAGGAAAACTCCCAACGAGTGCTTATTCCAAACCAGCTTTTCTTAACGCAGTTTTAGTGTATTTCATTGTGTCTAACGGCATAGGAGGTAAGGAGACCATATCTACAGAACCATTCGCTTAAAGATAAAATTAGTATAGATTACAGTAAAAATGAGTTCTGTAAACGCTTTCAATGATATGATGGGCCAATTTCTTGCGGAACTCCACAAGACGTTTCCAGAAGAAAAAGGTATTAAAAAGTGCATGTCGGGCTTTGAGCTCATGCGAACATCGAACCCACGTCTCGTCGTCGACGGTTTCATGGCGGGTGTCACTCCATTCGCGGACAAGATTTCTGCGAAGGACGACACGTTCTTTTTGAATGAAGCCAAGAACCTCGAATTCTTGAAGGGTATTAACCTCGAGGGACACTGGGCGAGTGTTTCGGAAGGAACGAAGGATGCTATCTGGCAATACATCCAAACTTTGTACATGCTCGGTACCACCATCAGTTCTATCCCAGAAGACACCCTCTCCATGATTGAGAAGGTTGCGAAGCAGTGTGCCGACCAACTCGACACGGAAGGTGGAAACATCGATGAATCTGCACTCATGAAGACCATGCAAGGCATGTTGGGAGGCATGTTGAAAAAATAAAACTACTATATATAAATGAGCTCTTGGTTTGAAGATCCCAAGCAACTCGTGCGAAGTGACAAAGTTCTCGAATTCTGGCCGACCAACATCCAGTCTTCAGCGCAACGCGTGAATGCTGGTTCTAGGTTCATAATATACGCCGCATCAATTCACTACCTTATCAAACGCGATGTCAGGATATTCGTACTCGCCGCAACTGCACTCGGTGTTCTTTATGTAATGGAACGCTCCGGTATGGTCAAGGAAGGTGTAGCGGGTTCCACGGAGTTTTATGAGAGCACGGCGACCTCATGTCAATTGCCAACGAAAGACAATCCAATGGCTAACGTGCTCATGGGTGACAACCCAAATAGACTCCCAGCGTGTTCTTACCCAACCGTGAGAGCCGACGCGGATGCGTTTGTCGTGGGGGACACTCCATTTGGACCTGCTCGTTCTAGATCCTCCATGCCAATGTACCAGCAAAATGCGATCGCGAGACAATTCGTGTCTTCTCCAGTGTCTACCATCCCCGGTGACCAAACTAAGTTCGCTGAGTGGTTGTATGGTAAGAAGAATGCACCCATGTGTAAGACCGATGGTTCCGTGTGCGATCCAAATGCTCGCGGTGTTCAACTCGAAGCTTTTGCTGGCCTCGATCCAAATGGGGACAAGCGAAGTGGTATGCACGGATTCACCCACGCCTAAATAAATAAATCTCACGTAATAATAAATGGCTTACCAATTGCAGCCCGGTCTTAAGTTGGTTCAAAACCCAGCCGTTCCAGTAAACTGTGCTACCGAAGAAGTGTTCGTGTATCCTCAGCCCAGCACCTTGAACTATGGTTCTAGTAGACCAAACACTATGGTATACGGCACGGCGCCATACATGGCGGGCAAGGGTGCTCCAGCAGAATTTATTGACGCGAGTGATGAACTCCGCCCACAATCGACCTCTCGCTTTAATAAGGTACTCGCGAGGACCTACGAACAAAATTTGTTCCCACTCCAAAACATGGAATGCAAACTTCCTTTGCAAACCATGACCTACGAACCAATGAGCACGCGTTCCGAAGTGCAAAATGGTTTGTTTCAGCAAAGGTATGTAAATAAAAATATCAATAAGAAATAAGAATGGCTGATCCCATATCTGTAGCAGCTATCGCAGGTCTTATATACGCGGGTAGAAAGTTGAGCCAACCGAAGGAGACGTATGAACCCGCGCCTCCTCAAGTTGCCCAACAAGCGGCTATAAATCGGGTGGTTGAACCAAAGAATTACCCAATCGAACAAGTCGAAATCCCACAAGGTCAAAAGGCTGCCGTTCCAAACTTTGCTGAGATTGCTCCTCAATTCAGAACGAGTGGCGAGCAGCTCAGAAACAGGGCGGACCAATACTTTGTGGATAACAACAGAATGAACAATGTTTCTCCAGTTGAGAAACAATTGGTTGGTCCAGGTCTCGGGGTTGATCCAAATGTGGCTTCCTATGGGGGTTACCAACAGCTTTTGCGTGTAAACCCAGAAAATGTTGGCGCTTACAGATTGACGACTCTCCCGGGTAGATCTGGTCCAGCGTACGATTCTAAGGGCGGTCGTCGTGGTGTGGTCGGTCTCGTGTCTCACAACCGTCCAGAAAAGACGGCGTACCTTCCAGAACGTCTCCCCGCCACTCTCGGTCGGGCACAAGGCATGTCTGGTCGCACCGCCAGAGGTGAACACGAGCGCACGAAGCGTACGACTAACCGTTCCGAGACTGGTCTCAGAACAGACACGCTCAATGTTGCCCCAGCGAAGCGTTTTGTTCCAGCGAACACAGTCTCTCAAGATCCAACTAGAAACAAGAAGGATGGTAACATCGAGCAATACGCTTACATGAACCAGCCACAACCAGGCATTCACAGCTACAGACACGGCTATTTGGAGTCCCCAGCGGCTGCCATTGGAGAAAAGCGCGTGTACGGCTCCGGATACACGGTGGAAGAACTCCAAAAGTATGGTTTCCGTCCAGATGAACGCCGTGGTAAGGCGAACCGCGCCTCCAATCCAGGTCGTATGAATGTTCGCGCCAGTGCACTCAACCAAGGTGGTATGCTCACGTCTGTCCGTTCAGACACCACGCGTGTGGATGGTCGCGTGAACCCACAAAACGCTGGATGGACTCAGCAGTACACGAACACATCTTTCCATGATCTCAACCCATACAAGGGTAACGAAAACCCACACGCTTCTCAGGCGAGTCTCAGTGTCGCGAAGCGTCAACTCATGAACAACCCATTGGCGCACCACTTGTGCTAATTTAGCCTAATTTAGAGTAATACACTCATTAAAATATTGTCCACATATTTTAATGAAGGTCCATACCTTAGACATAGATAGTGGTGATAGAGACCCCGTGCTCTATCCGGATCCAGGTGACTATGTCATACACCTCAAAAATCCCGTGTATAACGTGTCTAAAATATCACTCGTGTCTGCCCGTATTCACAATAGTCAATTGTTGATTCACGATCGGAACAACACGTTTACGTTAAACACGGCATCCGTGACTGAAACAATCACACTCGATAACGGAAACTACAGTGGTGTCGAACTCGCGAGCGAAATTAATAGCAAATCTTCCATTATAACCGGCGCTACGTATACCTCCGCTACGAATGATATAGAGTTCACGGCGGGGAGTGATTTCACGTTTAGATTCTACGACGGTATACACGGATACACGTCTTCTAATACGTACACGACACCACACGACGTATTCGGTCTCACGTCTGATAACGAACACTCATCCGGTAACAGTTTGAAAACGGGTTCTATTAACCTTCAAGGTGTAGACGCATTTGTCATAAAACTGAGTAGCGGTTCAAACGAGTTTAACAAGACCGTGTATTCAGATACACCCTTTTATACGGGTAAGATACTCGTGTGTGGGGACGTCATAAACTACTCTGGAAGTGAAGACGCCATAGAACATAACTTTGATTCCGGTGTGCAACAGACTATTTCAAGTATACGCGTGCAGTTCTATTACAGTAGTAACGGTCGTTTGATACCATACGATTTTAGAAACGCAAATCACATACTTAAATTAAATTTGACGTGTTCTACTGATAAATTGGAAAATGTGCCTAAAGTTGAGAAGGATTTTGCCCTTCCACCACCTGTGCACATCCCGGAGTTTGAGGATGTGCGTAGATGGGATGCTTTCGTATCCATATTTTTGATAATTTTTGTCGGTGTTGTCCTGTTGCTCGTGACCAAAAAGAAAACTTAGCGGGTAACCGCGTAGAGTGGTTGCGTTGGCTTTTGGACGCGAGTGGAAACACGAGACAAGCCCAAGTAGACGAGGATCGACAACAAGGTCGTGAAGAGGGCGGTGAGCGTGTAGTTCATGCCACCGTTCTTCTTGACGCTGATGACTTGGTTGACGATCCATCGAACAAGGTCCATCCAAGAAAGGGCCGCGGCGAAGGAGAAGCCAGCGGCGACGGCGTTCAAGGATTGCGATTCGAGCTCTTGGCTGACGAGAGTAACGGTTTCAGCAGCGGTAGACATTTTATATATTAGCCATAGAAAATTTATTCTGGGAGTAACTCCTCTACAAAAAGTATCTTCTTATATTCCTTCTTCTGGTATCCTTTCATCTTTGGCTTGTCAGATTCCGACTCGGACTCAGATTCTGAGTCGGAATCTGAATCCGCGTCGTCTGCTTTGAACTCCTTATACTCTACATCCGTCCATCCTTCGGGGTCATTGTCCATTACTATCTATAGCATTTTTTATAAGTTGTTCCGACGGATTGGATGGAACCCACGTGTCCCACGAATCCTTCGCTTCATTCATAGCCTTAAATTTCGGATCATCTCCTGTATATCGTGTGAATTCCACTTCACCTTCTTCGATGATCTCCATGTCATCGTCCTCACCCCCGTCGTCTTCGTA